GTATGAACGGCATCCCGCACGGCGACACTGTAGGTGTCTTCGTCGCCGTCAGGGTAGTACGCGATGATGCGGCCCTGTCGCCATTCTTTGGCAATCCATCTGACCTCGACCTTCTGGCCGTCGCTGTACTTTCGGTTCGTCGGCGGTGCGGTGATCTTCATGTCGTGGTCGCCTCTATGTCATAGCCGTCGAACCACTTGCCGGCGCGCACCTTCTTTGCCGTGGCCGCGCTGCAAGTGCTTGACGAGGTTTCGGGGTCGCTGCAATGTGCTTGCGCCTGTTCAAGGGTCAGCCCGCGTTTGATAGTGCGGGGCCGACCGTGGAAGTACAGGCGAACGATTTTGTAAACAGTTGCCATTAGATTACCTCCGGTTCGGGGTTAGGGATGGCGACGTGTGTCCCGTTGGGAAACGTCACGGCGTTGATGAATTTACCGAAGCCGCCGAAACGCCAATGGACATCGCCGCCGTACTCTTCAAGGCGGGTTTGATTCCAAATGCGGCTTTTATATATCGCGTCGATTGTCTTTCGCGGCACCACCCCGCCGTCACGTTCGATCAGCCACTGTGCGTACTTGAACGCGGTGACGGCATAGTCTTCCTTGGTGCGCGGCGGCTTACGTTCGGCCACGCGGATTTCGGCAAGGTGTACTTTGCTCAACGGCGCTCCGTAGGTGCAGGGTACGCCTGCGATCTTGTATGTCTTGCGGGTCATATCAATTGTCCCTCTGGTTTGCGAACGTCAGTGGCGTTGAACCATTCGCTAGTATCCTTGCTGCCGACGTAGACGCGACACCGCGAGATTGTGTCGGATATGCGGATTGGTCCATCTTGCGCCATCGTTGCTCGCATCCAGTGATCTTTGCTGAATACTTCGACGGTTTGGCCTTTTGCAAATGTCATATCGATTGTCCCTCTGTTATCCAAGGCGTGGGTCTGAAGGCTGGTCGGCCCACGGTGTAGGCTCAAACCATGTCAGGCCGGTCGGCGGTGTCGGCTGCGCGGCAAGGTCGTAGACTTCCTGCGGCGGGCCGTACCAAGTGGTGATTTTTTCGTCGCGGCGGCGGAACCATTGGACGTACAGCCCGCCGGTGTCGCTCTGGATTACGGCTTGATAGCCGGGGTGATTGTAAATCGTCATTGCCGTGTCCCTCTGTAAGTTTCTCTCACCGAAAACCCCCGCCCAACGTGGCGAGGGTAATCAGGGGGCTGGTGGTCGGCCTACCGATAGTCGTTAGGGTTCTCGTCTGACGCCAGCAAATATGCGTGCAGCGCCTGACTTTCATCGAACCGGCAGTCGTCAATTGAAAGGATGCGAGTTTCTACGAACTTGTCTTGGTTCTGGTACGCAAAGTCGATCCACCCATCCCACGTCGCCTTGCCTCCCCACTCCCAGTCTACTGTCCCGTCGAGTTCGGCAGCGGCATCTGAGCGGGTCTGAAAAAAGATGGTCATCGCTCTGTCTCCTGTTAGCCGACAAACGCGGCGCGGGCGTCGCCAAAATCGGCAACCAACAAATCGTGTCGCGGGTGGCCCCGTGCCCTTTGGATGCGTCGCCAAATAAGCAGAACAACACCGTTCGTTGCCGTCATGGTTTCGTGTGGCTTGCCAGATTCTTCGATGAAATTAACCATGGTGTCTCTGGTTTCGACGATGTCGTCGATGGCGTCTTCGGGGTCTGAAAACCAACCAGAATCAACCAGCGCCTCTGCGAATTGCGTTTTCTGTTTAGTTGTGAGCATTAGTCTTGTCCCTCTGGGTTAGCTACTCATTTAATATAGGGACGATCTGTCATAATGTCAAGGTGTCACAATGGATGAACCCAAGGAAAAGACACCCGGCAGTGGCCGGAAGAAGGGCACGCCCAACAAGCGGGGCTATTTCCAAGAGGCGGGCATCCGCTTCAAGAACCCGCCGCTGAAGCTGTGGCGAGATATCCTCGATGGCCGGAAGGTCCGTATGCCGGGCACGAACCAGTGGCACCAGCCGACGTTCGCAGATATTCAATGGGCCGCGCAGCAATCCGCTCCCTACATCCACCCGAAGAAGGCCCAGAAGGTTGAGCATGGCGGCACTGACGGCAAGCCGGTGAAGGTCGAGATTATTCAGTTCGGGAAGGGCAAGGATGTCGTTAGCGGAAAGTGATTTCAGCGTCGTCCAAGTCCCATACGATTGGAAGCCGCGCGATTACCAGATGGACGCCTGGGCCGCGATGGAAGCGGGCATCAAACGGTCGTGCCTCGTTTGGCATCGCCGCGCCGGCAAAGATTCGGTCGGCCTCAATTACATGATCACGGCGACTCAGAAAAGGGTGGGCACATACTGGCATATGCTGCCGACGCTCCGTCAGGGTCGGAAGATCGTCTGGCAGGGCATCACGAAAGATGGTCGTGCGTTTCTTGATTTCTGGCCCGAAGCGCTGATCAGGAAAAAGCGCGACGACGAAATGATGATCGAACTGACGAACGGCTCGATCTGGCAAGTCGTCGGCTCCGACAACTACGATGCACTCGTCGGGACCAATCCCGTTGGCGTCATCATGTCGGAATATTCATTGTCGGTCCCCTCTGCGTGGGATTTTATCCGACCGATCCTTGCAGAAAACGGTGGGTGGGCTGCGTTCTTGTACACGCCGCGTGGAAGAAACCACGGCTACGATCTTTACCAGATGGCGAAGAACAACCCGAAATGGTTCTGCCAGCTTTTGACGGTTGACGATACGGATGCAATTTCGGACGTGGCAATTCAAGAAGAGCGCGAGGCCGGGATGGCGAAGGCGCTGATCGACCAAGAGTTTTATTGTTCGTTTGATGCACCGTTGGTCGGCAGCTATTACGGCGACGAGATGGCGCAGGCGCTTAAAGACAAGCGCATCACCAACGTCGCGCACGACCCTGCCGTCCCAGTAGAGACATGGTGGGATTTGGGCATTGGCGACGATACGGCAATAATCTTTGTGCAGCGCGTTGGCTTGGAAATCCACATCATCGATGCCTACGCCGCGGCCGGCAAGAAGTTGTCGCACTATGCGGGCGTCCTGCAAAAAAAGGCGACAATGCGCGAATACGTTTACAGCGACCATATATTTCCGCACGACGTGAAGGCCCGCGAACTGATTGCCGGGGTGTCGCGCGAGAAGGTGTTGAGGCAGTTGGGTATCAAGCCCACGGTCATGCCACGGCATGATATTGACGACGGCATCAGCGCCGTTCGCAACACGTTGGGCAACTGCTGGTTTGACGAACAGAACTGCGGAGACCTAATCGAGGCAATGCGGCAATATCGAAAGATATGGGACGAAAAAAGAAAGATGTTTGCCGACAGCCCCTACCACGATTGGTCTAGCCATTACGCCGACGCATTTAGAACGGGCGCGATGCACCGGCATAAAAAGAAGCACAGCCCGTATAGACCTAGAAAGATGGCTATCGCATGACCAAACGCCTCGATGGCGAACTTGTGGGGGACACCGTCACCGTTCCCCTCGTTGGTGATCTATCGCATTTGACGGCATACCGCGAATTGGAGCGTGAGGGCCGCATCACAAAGGTCGCGGTCGTATACCGCGTGAACGGAGAGACAAATGGAACTGCCCGAAATCAAAGTGAAGTTGAACGCGGACGAGTTGAAGCAGCGCAAGGAAGCGGTGCGGCTGATGGGCCTGGATGCGGAGCAGTGGACGCTGAGTCGGCTGTGGATGCAAGCAAAGCAAGCCGCAAGTCCGCGAAAGGTCGAACTCGTAAAGCACAAAGGCGACGGCGCAACTTTTCAGACACTGCCCGACTCGACAATGATATTCGATCTGAAAACGGCGGGAAGCCTAGCCCACGCGCTGGGGTCGATGCCGCCGGATGCGACGACGGTAAAATTGATCGTCGGCGGGATCGAGGTAACGGACACGATGACGAAGATGATGTGCGTCGGAATGGAAGTCGAGTTGCACGTTGGCAAGACAAAGAAATCGTCCCCGAAAATGGCGGCTGGGAAATCCGCCTAGACGACGACGGTAAGAAGATTGTTCCGCCGCCGGTCGAAGTCGGGCTGGATGCCGTCGAGGTGGACGCCGTGCGTGAAAGCGCCCAGGCCGCGACCCCTCGACAGTTGGAGTTAAAAGGCGGGCTGCGGAAATTTACGGCGATGCGGATGCAATTGGCGCTGACGAAGAAGGTCAAGGCGCACTTTTACACCGACCTCAAGCTGCCCCCCGCAGATTGGGAAATCGCCGTTGTTCTCAACGGGACGGTTGATGGTCAAGTCCAGGCAACAGGGCACACGCGAGTGAGGCCGACATGATTGAAGTTGCTGAAGCCGATGCGACCGCGCTGCGGGAACTGACAGGCCGGATGTTTGGCGGGCAACGGTTCGCTGGCCCGCTGTTCAAGATTCGCCACGCTTACTTTGGCAAGTGGTGCATCGATGGCCCCGGCGGCATTACTTTTTGGAAAGTCCCAGCAGGCCCTGATTGTAAGGCCGTGCCGTGGGACAGCAAAGACGAGGCGCAAGCCGCCCTCGACATATTGGAGAGTTGATCTTGTTCAAAGCGTCGTCACGCAAGGATAAGGCTTTATCCGATGAGGACATCGCGTCCCTGATCACGTCGGAACTGCGGTCGGCTATTGGCTATCACAGCAGTGAGATTTCTAAGCAGCGCCAAAAGTCGATGGAATACTATTCGGCGCAGCCATACGGCAATGAGATCGACGGCGAATCGCAAGTCATCACGCAGGATGTTCTGGAAGTGATCGAATGGGCGCTGCCGTCCCTGCTTCGCATCTTCACGACCGGCGACAAGTTTGTTTCGTTTGAGCCGATGAACGGCGAAGACCATCAGGCGGCGGAACAGAAATCTGACTACGTCAACCACGTTTTCGTAAACGACTGTGACGGCTTTATGGTGCTGTACACGATGTTTAAGGACGCGCTGTTGCAGAAAAACGGCATTACCAAAACGTGGTGGGACGAAAGCGACGAAGTCACGATCATCAAGCAGACGAACGTAACGCTGCAACAGATTGAATTTCTCAGTGGAGACTCTGAACTGGAGGTCACAAAACAACGGTTGCGCGACGATAGCGAGATGACGCCGGAATTGCTTGAAGAGGAATTGTCGTCGGCGGAAATGCAGCACCAGATGCCGCGCGACCAAATTATTGCGATGGGCCTGTTCGACCCAGAGCGTTACGACATCACCATTCAGCGGACACGCACAATCGGCAGGGTCATGGTCGAGAACGTCCCGCCGGAAGAATTTCTTATCGCTCACAGACAGAAAACTATCGAAGACAGCCCATTCACCGCGCACCGATACAAGCGGTCGGTCAGTAAGTTGGTGGCCGAAGGCTACAGCCGCGTTCAGTTGGACGAACTGGGCGGCGAGGATGCGGCTGGTCTGGGTGAGTATCACCCAGAAAAGGTGGCGCGTCACGCAATTGACGAAGAGTTTGCTGGCGTCGTTCCATCAAGGGATGCGTCAATGCGCGAAGTGTGGGTGTCGGAATGTTTCGTCCACATGGACAAAGATGGGAACGGTACGGCGAGCCTGTATCGCGTTGTCACCGCCGGGGGCGATAACGCAATTATTCTGAAGAAGAACGGCAAGCTGGACATCGAGGAGGTTGACGAGCAACCGTTCGACAGCATTACGCCGCTGCCGATCCCCCACAAATTCTACGGCATGTCGCTGGCCGACCTGACGATGGACTTGCAATTCATCCGTTCGACGTTGATGCGGCAGTTGCTGAACAATGTCTACAACATCAACAACGCCCGTACCGCACTCGATGAAGACCGCGTCAATTTGGAAGACTTTTTGACGCAGCGTGTCGGTGGTTACGTCCGCGTCGAGGGCGACCCCGGCAGTGCGATGGTCGAAATGCGAACGACCCCGATCATTGGCGACATCGTCCCCGTTCTGATGATGATGGAGGACCAGAAACAGGCGAGGACAGGCGTTACCAAACTCAACCAGGGTCTGGACGCCGATACGCTGAACGAGACATCCGGCGGTCAAGCGAAGCTGATGGCGGCGGCAAACCAGCGCGTCGAAATGATTGCCCGCATCTTTGCGGAAACCGGCGTCAAGAGCATGATGCTCCGCATCCAGCGGCTGACGATCAACAATCAGGACAAGGCTCGCACAATCCAATTGCGCGGCAAGTGGGTAGACGTAAACCCGAAGTCTTGGGAGGCA